AGCCAATTCTACCATCGAAACATAAGATTTGTCAACCCTATCTGTATCTAACTGATCGCGTGTCGGGATGTCATCGTGTTCACGGTAAGCACTGATGATAGGTGATAACAACAAAGCCAAATCTGGATCCAGCTCAGTGTGTCTCAGATAAACAATGTCACTGTTCAATGTAAGTCTCCGAGTAAGCAATTGGTTGTAACTTGTCTAGGATTGTACTGAGTTCACTATACAATTTAAGATCACATTTTGCAATGGATTGTATTTGTTGTTTCCTAATACATGAGTAGATAAGTTTTAACTCATTGTGTGTAAATTCATTCATTTTTGATAAACTCGGTTGATGATGACTTTAGAAGCTGGATACCTTGCTTCTACTAATTGACGAATAAAATCTCTTTCAGTCCTATCAGATTCAATCGTTGTAGTGTGTCTCCTACCCTTGTCATCATACCATGCAATGTCACAATTAAAGATCATAATAATTCAAACGTAGTGTAATGCAAGTTTGATGATTTGATCATCTTTAACAATACGATTCGGACCTTCTTTAGTCTCGAATTGATGATAGATTGTGTTGGGATCTTCCTTATCCCAATACATCGCATCTGTCAGATCTGAACACATTTCGCGTACAGTTTTAATGCCACGATATGTGGAATCATATTGATCTTCAAGAATGACAAGTGCTTCACGGAAAGTGATTGCTTTTGTTTTCATTTGAGTGTTGTTCATAGAGTAAATCTTTTCTTCGAGAATGATACTTGGGTGACCAAATGTGAGAACCATTGGCTGTGTCATACTATAGGAGACATTTGGGGGTTACTAACAAGATTACCATTGGCCAGTTTGTATCATATACTTTTTAATCTCTGAGTAAGCAAAGTTTCTCAGTTTTTGATCATCAGTAACATCTAAGATCTGATACATTTTAGCGATATAGTCTTCCTTACAGGTGATCATGTTAATGTTATCTTTCTTGGTATATCCGAGTTGTTGATTGTTTGCGGCTTTGACTTTTGGTCTTCCAAAGTTACCAGTCACATTGCCTTGAGTACGAAGTTTAGGACGGATCTTTGACAGATTAGATGTGGCGAACTCAGGTGCATTCATGATCAAAGATCCTCCAGCATTTCGTTCAGTTCGTCAATATCAATATCAGCGTGTTTCCAATATACACCATCAGGCGTGACTGAGCCATAAGATTCTTCCAACATATGGCTCAAAGACTTATAACCATGATGGCGATACATACGAGCCATGTGATACATACCCTCGTCATTTCCAAGCCAGAGAGCTACATTCCAGGTCTCATAATTTGCCCAACCGTTGTAGGTGTCTTGGGTCATCGTGGTTTCAGTCATGTTCATACTATAGGGGACGTTTGGAGGTTACTAACAAGATTAGAAACTAATGCTGAAGACTTTCTTCTCAACATCAGGCCGCACAATTTCACTTGCATTGTTGAGTTGATCTGCGGTGAAGTTTCGTGCATCATCACTCGTCCAGAACAGAATGCCAACAACAATCAGAAGTGCGATTTTCATGATGGAAAAAGAAAAAAGATTTGGAGACCAGTGAAGCAAACTCTCTGAAACAATACAAGGAGAGAAGAGAGAGTGAGAAGACTGTGAGCTCCTTATACTACTGTGGACCTTTCGAGGTTACTAACTTTGTAACTGAACGTTTATGCTCGTAATTTGTTCATCATCCTCAAGATTCTCGGAGATGCTGTCAATAATCCAATCTTCTGGATCATCAGAATAGGTCTCAATTTCGAGTGTGACAGTGAACTTGTTCATGATACTTTGATGAAGTGAACTGAATTGAACTGACCAGACTTGTGTTCTAATGTGATCTTTGTGAACCATGGATAAGTGTGAACACTCTCCACAACATAGCGTTTACCAATGATAAGATGTGATGGATAATCAGTCGATGCCCATAACACTTGCCATCGTGATGCTCCCTTGAATTCTACTATATCACCCGATTGCATCTTTCTTCATGTCCTCCCATACATCTTCGCCCATCATATCACTAATCTCTTCTTGCAGGTCAGTCTCATCGTAATCCTTCATATTTGCTTCAATTTGTTCTGCTGCCCACTGGCAAAGTGTTTTGAGATCCATACCATCGACAATTTGCCAGGCATAGTCACTCTTTAGATTTTCAAGTTGTTGAGGAGTGAGAGTCATTGGATCAGTGTAATGTGCGATGAAAGACATAAAAAAGAGGGACGAATCCCTCAGGCAAAGATGTAACCAGTAGTGAATTCTTTGGTCACGTTGTTGTCACGAACGTACCAAACATAATCCTTCTGAAATACACCATCAGTGACTGCATTGCAGAAACGGTTGATGAGAGCATTCAGACGTGATTTGGTGGTGTTGGATTGCCAACCACCATCAAAGATCTGAAGATAGTCATCACCAATCTCTGCGATCTTGTTACCGTGAAGACGAACAATAGAAACATCATTCTCTTCGATGTAGGTAACACTGGTGTTGGAAGATTGCCAATCTTTGTTGTTGGCAACGGCTTCGTTCATCAGAGTTTCGATCTTACGCATGTGGTTGAGTGGTTCCTACACTATAGTGGACATTTGGAGGTTACTAACTTTATTGTGCATTAAGTTGCGGGACGGGAGACTCATCGAAGTTGGTCAATTCTTGTACTTTATTACCACCAACGACACCAACAGAAATCATTGAAATCGTGGAGATGAGTACAACCCAGAAACGCAAGTGAAAGTTTCTACCATCAGTAAACTTTGCTGCATATTTGTATCCAACATGGGCACCAAGCATGGCTCCTGTGAATGGTGCCATGACCCATGCCATCCATGCACCAAATATAACAACAGCAATTAGAACCCATCCAGTAACATTGGCTGATGATCCGCCGCCACTGTATCCTCCACTATTTGAAGAATCAGACTCATAATCATCGTCACTATCTACAGACCGATCGATACTGTTTTGAGTCTGATTTGCTGCATTGTTAATATTTTCGAGACGACGTTCACGTGCCTCACGATCTCGCTCGTGCTGATCAGGATAACCTAAACATTTAATTCCACTGATCTTTGCGCCAGGGTAACGATCCTGAAGAACACGCCTTGCTGCCCTTTCGGTGTTTACACCTTCGCATTCAACATACATTTCGGAGTATCCATTCACAGAATGAATGCGTCCTTGCCAAGTACGAGCGAGAGCCATGAGAGTGTGTTTCTTATACTATAGTGGAC